GAAAGTGACTTCTGAGCCTCTGTAGCGATCTCTGAGGCTGTTTTTATCATCTGGTCATAGGTCTGACCACTACCCCTAGCAATTAAGCCTCCTAGAGCCGCTGCGAAGAAGATACGCCAATCGTCGTTAGGTTTATCTTCCTGCCACTTAGGATCGTCAGGATTCTTTCTAGGTCTACCCATTGTGTTCCCTTAATTGTCTGACAAGTCGGTTAATGTGGTTTACTGGAGTCGGCTTCCCGGATAGGTTCCGGTAGATACTCGGAGACTTCTTCTCGATACAAGATTTGCATATCCAGCGAGTAGTTCCCCTAGTCGGTCTGGTAACTCCACCCTCTATGTCTCTAATGGCTTGGCAACTGGTGCAAAATTTAGTCATAGTCTGCGCTGGCAAGTAAATGCTTGGATGTCGACTCTAAAGGCTCCTGCGAACTTACAGTCAGAAGCGATCCTAGATTCGGTCTGTATTCCACCGACATACCATCCGATCACGCAGAGCAGGATAGCGACGATAGACTTAGCCCACCAGCCATTCACCATATCGATAGCTTTAGCAATGTCATTTGTCATCTTTAACGAATACTCCTTCCTTGTTCAGAAAGCCCTTGCGATCCTTAATCTGGTCATAGGCTGACTGAAAACAGTGTTTTAGATCGACATCTTCAATAGCAGCAACCATAGTGAGGCATACAAGAACGTCGCCAAGTCCATCGATAACTGCGTCACGGTCTCGTTTGGTAATCGCATCTGCTAACTCTCCCATCTCAGAAAAAGCCTTCAATAGTTGCGTTTTAGCGTCGGAGTTCTGAATGATTCCTCTTGCCTCACCCCAACGGACTACTAACAATTCGGTTGCTTCATAGCTCATAGGAAACTTTCAATTTCTTCAATAGGCATGGCAAAGGTTTTGTGAATGGCAATCATCATGCTAGCCGATACGCCATATCGCTCGTTACGAATCTTGCTAATCGTTGGAGTTGATACGCCTAGCGTTAGGGCTAATTGGCGGTCATTCTTAATGTCGTAGGTCTTTAGTAAATAGTCCAGCAGTTCCATGTTTTCTCCTGAGTTAATGCCCGTCTTTCCGGGCTGTCAACATACTCACACAGAGGGGAGAAACCTACCTGATAGGAGACTGTGCGTATGCTGCGTAGGTTATGTGCGCCACCTATCGCTAGGCTTAAGGGTGGAGTACTCGCTTCACCAGTTCTATCCTTGACGATTTGTTAATCGAAAAGCTGGCATCCGCTTTCCTCCATAGTTAATAGCAGCTTGTATTACATGAAGAACCAAAACAACAGGTCGTACAAGTTACATACTGACCGTTATAGTTGTAGCTATGTGTCGTGCAGCTAGCCCAAACGAGAGGGGCTGTAAGAGCTAACCAGAGTGCGAATAAGTATTTCATAGTTTCCTCCTTAGAATGGTGCTGTATTTAGATCATCATCGTAAAAATCATTTTTCTTAGCTGGCTTCTTTGTCTCTTTAGGCTTAACTGCTAGAGAAAAGAACTTACCTGCTTTGCCTTCTTTAAGCCATCCAGATAACCAGTAGTCTTTACCGTCAATATTGATCGTTCCTGAATAATCAGGGTGTCTATCTTCAGTCTTATTCGAGTTACGTCCTAATGTGCCTCGGTTTGTATTATCGTATTCCATGATTATCCTTTAGTGAATTTCTTGATGGCACTGCGTTGCTTGCTATCCAACTGGCTCCAGAGTGCAGTTTTTAAATCCGCATCCAGTTCCAGAGAATTGATGTACTCCACAGCCTCGCCTACCTTATCCTTGTGGATGAACATAATTACATCGGCTGCATAGCTACGAATCTCGTCCTGAGATTCTGAGTCTAGTGAGTCAAATACCGACTTAGTGACAGGCTTTGCGGACTTGGGTTCTTCTGATCCGGTGGTAGCGTCTAATGCGTCATGCTCACAGATAGCCAGAGCCATTACCAGCAGATACCGAGTAATGTAGGTAATTGATGCGCCTAGATTCTGTACATCGTGACAGCCTTTCAATTGAGCAGAAGCCATAGGGCAGGTGAACTTAGCGCAGCCACCATCAACCGTATCAATGACACGCATTGTCGCTAGATCACTGGTGAACTCTAGTGTATGGCAGAGTCCTAGTTCAGCAAATATCGAGTTGACTGTAGGCAGGAAGTCGGTCAATTCAAAGTAGCGATACCCTGCGAATTTGTTATGTCCTGACTTTTTTAGCTCGATATTCTGGAGCTTGACTCTGGCTTGCTGGAGTCGTGCGTACACAAGCCATTGGCGATGTTCGTCTTGTTCCTGTTGACGATTATCCATTCGACTATCCATTATTTATCCTTTAGCGAATTTTTTATTGAAGATGATATTGTTAGGTTGTGTTTCCTTAGTAGTTTGTACCTTTGCAGCCTCCTTTTGCTCTTTGCGAATACGGTCAAAAGTCTTACGAATGTTTGTTTTGCCAGACGAGACATATTTGAATGATGGGTCTAAGATTGATGTCATACGCTATCCAATAACAAAGCCAGTAGAAACATTAGAAAGATGACTTTACCAGAATGACGGTCGATGAAGTCAGCTAGCTTATCGTCCGTCCTGAATAGTTTGTTCATATTAAGCCCCTACATAACGGTTATTTTTACGCAAGTTTTCACGAGCAGTTAGTATCTGTAAATTTTCTGGAATGTGCAAGCCAGAAACATTCTTTCCCTGCAATGGCAACACATGGTCAACGTGATGCTTAACTCCTGTTTCCTCTGATAGACGCTTGGCTTCAGCATAGAACCATTCAATCTGCTGTAACTGGTCAGAACTAAGCCACGATGGGGTTCTCTGTAAACGACCAGCCCTACGTTTAGCATTGTTAGCAAGTATTTTGTCTTTGTTTTTGTCGCTCCATGTAGACCACAAATTACGGATTTTTTCTTTGTTATTGCTGCTATATATTTTCTTTTTTTCTAATAGATACTCTTTATTTTTTTCATAATATTTTCTCCAAGTTGCTCTGTATCTTTCTGGGTTAAGTTTTCTATCTAGCTTTTCTTTTTGCCTAATTTTTTCTGCATTAATTTTTTTGTATTCTTTGCTTTGTTTTTCTATTTTTACCTTATTATTCTTTTTATATGTCTCGTTCCTAATCTTTATTTTTTCTTTATTTGCATCTCGTTTTGCTTTTAGTTCTTCTTTGTTTTTTTCTTTGTATGCTTTATTTTTCTCTGTAAGTCTTTTTTTGTTTGCCAAATAGTATGCTCGTTGATACGCTTTCTTTTCTTCCGGTGTCATGTCATATCCCCTAGTAAAATTTATTTAGATACAGCCTTCTTTGCGTTTGCTAGTATTTCTAGTTCTCTGTCTTTACGTTCCTGATACAGCCTGTCTTGATGCTCCATGTAGGCTTCTTCTGCGCTTTGCTCATACTCCGTTAGGTTCTGCTCCTTAACGATCCGGTCAATCATGCCGATGATGAACCGCTGCATACCATCCTTGAGTGCCTGAGCGTCTTTTTGATTCCTTGACCAAACAAACAAAAGTTCGCTAAATTCTTCCTCAATGCTTGCGGCATCCATGTGGCAAAGTACGTCGTTAGGATGTCCATCAAGAAGCTCAGAGATAAGGTACTGTTCAAATTCTTGGTCGTTCATGTTTATTCCTTAATCAATTACCGCCCCGAAATAATGCCATACCTTAACAGATAGGTGTAAAAACATTTCTATAGATAAATCAAATCCTATAGGAACATTCTATTACCAAACAACAACACTATGAGACAATGAAATACGAGAAAACATTAAAAAGATTGCAAGAAACGCAACCTAAGCTAGAGAAGTACCCTGAACCTAGAAAGACAACTCCTAGAGGGCAACCAGTTGAAAGAAGAACCTTCAAAACTCTCAGTTCCAACGTTAAGCGACAAAACTGGAACGATTAAGAAATACCACCATGGGCTGAGATATTGCGCTGGCTGCAAGAAGTCCAGATCGTCAATGCAGTTCAAAGAACACAATGTTTGTAAGATTTGTCAGTTAAGAAACGTTACGGTATAGTTCAAAGGGAATGGCTAGGGAGTGCAACCCGAAAAGACGCCTTATCACCGTCCTGCCTGACCCACCTCAGTGATAACTACCTTCTGATAAAAGGTGAAAACGTGCATTACTACAAGTTCGAAATTTCCGTTTGGAATCTCCATACTGCTCACCTCTCGCTCGTTGAGGAAGCTGTCTATCGTCGCTTAATCGACCATTACTACGACACAGAACAGCCTATAGGTCTTGACTATAAGGCAATGATTCGAAGGTTGAGGCTTGATGGCTATGAGGAACAAGTCATCACAATCCTAAATGAATTTTTTGTGCATACAGACAATGGTTGGGTAAACAAACATTGCGATAACAAAATCAAGGCATACAAAAATCAGAAAAAGATCAATAAAAACAATGGGAAAGCTGGCGGAAGACCTAAGAAGCAAACGATAACCGAATCGGTTTCGGATGGGTTGCCATTCGTAACCCTAACAACAAACAATAAACAAGAAACAAAAAACAATAATCTTAAAGATGATCGATTTGATGTTTTCTGGAAGCAATATCCTCGTAAGGTAGCAAAACCTAATGCGTTGAAGGCTTGGTCAAAACTTAAAGTCGATGACATTGTTCTAAAGAAAATGCTGGTTGCTATTAGCGAACAAGGGTTGGCATCAAGAGACCAGCAATACATCCCTCATCCAGCGTCTTGGTTAAATGCTAGGCGTTGGGAAGATGAGGTCAAACCTAACGTTGAAACCTTTATGGGGAGAAAGGTTCTATGAGAGACCCATTTCTAATCGACGAACCTACGGTAATAAGTTTCTCAGGCGGTAGAACATCTGCTTACCTATTGTGGCGGGTTTTACAGTCCAATAACGGGCTTCCTGACGAGGCTATCGTGTGTTTTGCCAATACCGGGAAAGAGGAAGAAGCGACCTTGCGATTTGTGGATCAGTGCAGCAAAGAGTGGGGCGTAGAAATTCATTGGCTGGAATATCAGTATCACGCAGAAACTTCTAAGAGGTTTAGGCGAGTGACTTTTGAAACGGCTTCTAGGAATGGCGAACCGTTTTTTCAGTTGATTGACCAAAATGGAAGTCCATACCTTCCTAACCCTGTTGCTCGAATTTGTACGGCTAAATTAAAAATTGGTGTAATTCACCAATACATGAAGTCTCTCGGAATAGAACATAAGGAAAACTCGGATTGGGTTGGAATCAGGGCTGATGAGCCGAGACGGGCTGCAAAGATGGACATCAGCCGCTTGCCGTTGGTATCTGCTGGAGTTACTAAGAAAACAATATTTGATTTTTGGTCAAGTCAATCGTTTGACTTAGGTTTGCCAAACATGAATGGCGTAACCATGCACGGGAACTGTGATTTATGTTTCCTAAAGCCAGCGCATCAAATTTTGAGCTTAGTAAAAGAAAAGCCTGAACGAGCTATCTGGTGGATGGAAATGGAAAAACACGCTCAATCAAGCAATAAAAAGTTTGGCGATGGAGCGAGGTTTAGGAAGGATCGTCCAAGCTATGCAGAAATGTATAAATTTGCTAACGAACAAATAGATATGTTTGGAATGGATGAAGAAGCCATTTCTTGCTTTTGCGGAGACTAAGATGATTGGAGACTTGCTAAACAAACTCGAAAAGGTCAAAGGCTCTAAAGGTCGCTGGACTGCTTGCTGTCCTGCTCATGGAGATAAGTCTCCGAGTCTTGCCATAACGGAAACAGACGATGGCAGGATTTTGCTCAAGTGCTTTGCCGGATGTTCAGCGCAGCAAATCGTAGAAGCCGTAGGAATGGACTTGACAGACCTGTTTCCTAACGACAACAATATCAATTACCTTAAGGAACAACATTTCAACAAACCTGTAAGGAGACCGTTTTACGCAACAGACCTGCTGAAAATAATCCAATTTGAGGCACTTATTACGTCCATAGCGGCGTTTGACGTAAGCGAGGGTAGGGAAGTATCAGTCGAGGACAGAAAACGTCTTAAAACGGCTGTATCCAGAATCAACGAAGCAGTAAGCTACATTAACTAGGGGAAACAATGACGATTGAACTAGCGAGAGATGAAGCCGAGGAGCTACTGAAGATTCTAAAGCTGATGTACACAAACCATGCTTTAACGAAAGCACTCGCTGATCGACTAGCCGGAGAGCCGCTTATTGAGTTTCCTAAAGAACCTGAGCCAGAGGAGTCGGTTGATTCTGGATGGAAAGAGCTTTCTACCGCAGAGATTAAGGCTATCTGGAGCCTAACGAAAAAGCCTAGCGAGTTCTCGACAATGCTCTTGGCAAAGATTAAGGAAAAGAACTATGTCTGATATGGTGAACCATCCTCCGCATTACAAGACAGGCGGCATCGAGACTATCGACTACATCGAAGCGAAACGGCTTGATTTCCATCTTGGTAACGCTGTGAAATACATAAGCAGGGCAGAACACAAGGGTACATATACGCAAGACTTGCAGAAAGCTATATGGTATTTAAACCGAGCCATTGAAACCAAGGGAAAGAATGATGAGCATTGAAGCGAGGGCGATAGAGCTAGATGAGGCTAGGAAAGCCCGAATCCTTAAATCCGAGACCATTGACGTTGAAAAGTACCTTCATTCTAACGATGTGACGATTCGAGTAAGGAAGGCTAGGGATTGGCTAGAGTCGGTCAAAGAGTCCTACCTATCGGAAACGGTAGAGCGAAAAGTTGTTATGCCTTGGACTAAGACGCATGATTCCTTTGCCTATCGTGAGGGTGAGGTAACGGTTTACGCAGGTTCTAACGGTGGTGGTAAGTCGCTCATTACAGGTCAAATCGCGCTGCACTTGGTCAAGCAGAATCAGTCGGTCTGCATAGCGTCGTTTGAGATGAAGCCAGAGAGGACGCTACAACGGATGCTCCGACAGTTCTCCGGTGAATCGCTGGATGATCCACTTACCCATGACAGGGCAGGATTCATCACGAAGATGGTTGACCGGATGGACAAGTTTCTAGGTAGTAATATGTACCTTTACGACCAGCAGGGAACTACTACGCCAGAGAAGGTAATTGCTATGTCGAGGTACTGCGCCACAGAGTTAGGCGTTAAGCACATCATCATCGACAGCCTAATGAAGTGCGTGAAGAACGAGGATGACTTCAACGGTCAGAAGTCTTTTATTGACGAACTAACGGCACTGGCTAGAGATCATAACGTCCATGTCCATTTAGTCCACCATATTCGCAAGCAGCAGACGGACGAGACACAGCCAAACAAGAACGACCTTAAAGGATCGGGTTCTATCTCGGATCAGGTGGATAACGTCTTTTTGGTGTGGCGCAACAAGAAGAAGGAAAACGCTAAAAATAGGGGAGAGCAGATAGACGAGACTCAGCCGGATACCTACCTAATGTGCGAGAAGCAGCGTAATGGTGACGGTCAAGAGTGGTACGGCTTATGGTACGACAGTCTAAGCCAACAATTTGTGGAAAGAATAGGGGCGAGAATTGACTTTGATAACCGAGGAAGTTTTAGAGCATAGGCACAGGTGCGAGGTGCGCCAAGTCTTAGCATGGAGAGTAGAGGATAGGGGCAAGGCAATGGACTATCTGTCAAGGGTCAAGGGTGATAGGCGGGAGAAGCTGGAGAAAGATTGCCGCATCCAATGGGAGCTTGGTAACCGGGGCAAGAAAGGGGATTGGCGTGGTCTATAAACGAGTGGATTCGAATCAGGTCGAGATCGTCAAAGAGCTAAGACGCTTGGGGATGGAAGTCGAGCATCTCCATAGCGTAGGCAAAGGCTGTCCTGACATCTTAGTAGGCTGGAAGGGCAAAAACTGTCTCTTGGAGATAAAACGGGATGAGAAAGCCAAGCTCACCCCGGATCAAGTCTTATGGCATCACAGTTGGAAAGGGCAGGTAACTGTTGTCAGTAACGTAATTGACGCAGTTAAAGCGGTGAAAGAGGTTTGCCGGGAATAGTGTTTACCTATAGCAATGTGTTTTCCAATAGAAATAAATGTGTTGATGCTCCGAAACAGTTTTGAGAAGATACGTCCATACCGCAGCACACAGCGGGATGACTAAGGGGAACAAGATGACATACACCAACAAATTTGACAGCAAGCTCATCGAAACTCACTGGCTTGCCAAAGTCAGCCATCATCATTACTGGTTTGCTGAGTTCAGCGAATTGGTAGAGTTTCAAAGCTCACCTGAATTCGATACCCGGATGACCATCTCATCACCAGCTAGTTATTAATTAACCAGCCGGGGGAAACCCCGGTTTTTAGGGGGCATCATGAAAAAAGGTATCGAGTCAATCCAGTGGATGCCAGAAGGCGGTGGAGAAGCTGGCTGGATGGTGACTCTAAAGGAAGGGTACTCATTCGACCCAATGGCAAATGACTTTACTCGGTGGATACCGTCTGACTGCCGGGAAGAAATTTCAGAGTTAGTAATCTTCAAAATCTAGGGGGCAATATGAAAGTTGAAGGAACAACCCAACACACAGCAATTTTCGTCGATACGGTTGGCAAGAATGTCTGGATTAACGTGATGTTGTCCAACGGTAGCGCAAACCTGTCTATCTCGCCTGAGAGCGCTGAGAAGCTGATTGAGGCAATCCGAATCTCTATCGGAGAGGCAAATGCAGGTTAACCCACACGATGCCATCGATTTTATTTATCAAAATTCTATGGCTTACGCCAAGGCTAAGGCTGAGGTAACGTACCTAGAGGAGTTTCGTAAAAGCAAGAAAGCAATCCTGTTCAGTCAGGCAATAGGGAATACGGTCGCTGACAGGGAAAATCAGGCTTATGCTCATCCAGAGTACCAAGCCTTACTAAAGGGGCTTCAGGCGGCTGTAGAGGCTGCTGAAGAACTTAGGTGGAAGCTGATAGCGGCACAGGCTCGAATCGATGTCTGGCGGTCTCAGGAGGCTTCTAATCGAACAATGGATAGGGTGACGCAATGAACGAGATCGATGATAGCAATTTGGCACAATGTGAGTATTGCGGTTGGGTAGTCGATTGGGATGAGGTTCCGAGGGCTAGAGACTTATCTGGCGAGATCGTTACCTGCTGCGAGGAATGTAACGAGGGTGAGAGTTTCGTAAATTATCCGGCTAAGAACTTTAATGTACAGAAACAAGAAGCTACTTGAAAAGGCTAGAGACCTACCCTGCCAGCATTGCGGCAAGGAGGACGGAACGGTAGTCGCAGCCCACTCGAATCAGTTGCGAGATGGGAAAGGAAAGGGTATAAAGGCTAGTGATTTTAGGATTGCTAGCCTTTGTTTTTTATGCCATTTTGAGCTTGACCAAGGTAAGAATCTTTCCAAGCAGCAGCGGTTAGAAATGTGGGAAGAAGCTCATAGAAAGACCATTGGCTTACTTTTTGAACGTGGTTATCTGGAGGTCAAGTGACTCCAGTTCTTTCCATCTTTAATGGCGTAAATTGTCTGTACTGTCACATTAAATGCTTTTGCTAAAAGTGCTACTGGAGCGTCGTTTTTCAGTAAAAAGTTAATTGCTAAAACAGAATTTTCGTTAAGGATTGAGCGACCATTGTTTGAGCCTTTGTGTGTGCCATGCCTTACAGTGTCTTGATAATTTTGTTCAGGGAAGCCATAGGCTAGATTAGAAACTTTATTGTTAAAACGATTTCCGTCTAAATGCCGAATGACCATTCCATCTGGACGATCTCCTATAAAAAGTTTTGCTACTGTTGTATGAATGTAAATTGTTTTTTGTCCGGTTCCATCAATGTCTTTAAGGGAAATACTTAGATATTGGGTAGCAGCATTTAGCTTTCTTAAAACTCGACCCGTTTTTGTTTGACGTGCAAAATTACCAAAATTGCTTATTTGGTAGTAACCTTGGTAATTAGGAATATCAACCCATTGTTCTGTAAGGTTTTCCATGAAAAAGACGAAATCTGAAAAGAAGATGAGTAAAGTATACAACGAATTTAAAGCAGGAACACTACATAGTGGCAAAGATGGCAAGGTTGTTACTAACAAGAAACAAGCAGTTGCAATTATGCTTTCAGAAGGCGGGAAAGCTAAAAAGGCTAAAAAATGAAACAAGGTCTTTACAGTAACATTGCTGCTAAACAGAAACGTATCGCTGAGGGTTCTGGCGAGAAAATGCGTAAACCGGGTTCTAAAGGTGCGCCTACTGCTCAGGCGTTTAAAGAATCAGCTAAGACAGCCAAGCCGAGGAAAAAATGAAGAACGGAAAGAAGAAATCTGACAAAGAGTTGCTAAAAGAGTATCTCGACGAAGAAAAAGAAAAAAAGAAAAATGGTGTTAATGAAATAGAAATCGAGATCAAGATTCCTATGGGCAAGCAAAAACGGGGTAAAAATGGGCGCGGCATGGACTAAAAAGGCTGGCAAGAACCCGAAGGGCGGTCTTAACGAAAAGGGTCGCAAGTCCTACGAGGCAGAGAATCCGGGTTCAGACCTAAAGGCTCCGGTCAAGTCTGGTGATAATCCTAGACGCGCATCATTCCTAGCCCGGATGGGTAATATGCCGGGAGCAGAACGTAAACCTAACGGTGAGCCTACTCGATTGCTCCTGAGTCTAAAGGCATGGGGAGCTAGTTCAAAGGCTGATGCCAAGGCTAAAGCAGCCGCTATATCCGCAAGAAACAAGAAAAAATGAGCCACCAGAGCCAGCTAGACTTTGTTGCTAGCGTCAAAAAGCAATTCCCACAGTATTTTTTCGAGGCTAAGGTCTTAGAGATCGGCAGTCTGGACATTAACGGTTCTATCCGTCAATTCTTTGTAGGCTGCGACTATGTTGGGGTTGATCTTGGCGAAGGACGAGGGGTTGATGTGGTGGCTAAGGGTGAGGAACTGGACTACCCTGACGATAGTTTTGACGTTGTTGCTAGCTGCGAGTGCTTTGAGCATAACCCTGAGTGGGTGAAGACCTTCAATAACATGGCTAGGATGGCTTCAGGGCTGGTCTTCTTTACCTGTGCTACTACTGGTAGGGCTGAACATGGAACGAGGCGTACAAGCCCGGATGATGCGCCATTTTGCGGTGATTACTACCGGAACCTAACGGAGCAGGATATTAGAGAAAACTGCGATCTATCAAAGTTTGCAACTTATGAGTTTTCGACTAACGCTAGTCCGGCAGATTTGTATTTCTGGGGCGTATGCAAGCAATCGTAATCTGTACGGTAAACAACCCCGGCATAACGGTGCTGTTGGAGTCTATTCGCGTTTATGGTGACAAGCTGCCCGTTTACTTATGTAGTAATAATTTGGGATTATGGGCAAGAGCAAGAGAAATCACAGACAACCTTATCTACCGACCCAATCCTGCTACCAATTTTGGAGATGCTTATAACGCAGCCGTCGACTATGCCTTCGAGCATGGCAAGTTTGACTCATTGATTTTAGCTAATGACGATGTGGTTCTTAATCCAAATACGCTATCGTTAATGAGAGAAGATACTGAGGTTTTGAGAGAAAGAGGCTTCAAAGTCGGATTTTTAGGGGCTAGGAGCGACTATGTATTGCCAGATCAGAACATTAGGTTCCCGGTCGATGGGGATAGACGAAGCTCATTAGCGTGGGAAAGTGAGCAGCAGATCAAGGTTGCTCCGGTGATTGCGCCTATCTGGGCAAGTATTAGCCGGGAAGCATGGAACGTAGCCAAGTTCCCGTCAACTAATTGGTATTCAGATAATATAATATGTCATGACTTAAACGTGGCGGGTTATCAGCATTTCGTCAGCAGGGCTTATGTGCATCATGCAGGGAGCCAGACGATAGGCGTTGATTTCAAGAAAAGCCATGAGGAACCGAGGGCGTGGATAATGAAGAACCGCCCGGATATGTACGAGGCTATCTATGGCTGACGGATTACTTTCAGGTTTAACGAACTGGATAGACCAGCGTAAACAGGCTGCAAAGTCTAGTGTTGGGCTTTTGGCTGACAATCCTCAGGAATGGCTAGCTCAGACTACCGCTAGATACTTGCCCACTAAGGAAGAAGAACAGCAATATAGGGCTGTCAAACAGGCTGGTGGCGATATAACGCAAACCCCGTACTACCAGAAGATATTTGATCTGGCTCAGTTCCAGAGTAGTCTAAAGCCGTTATCAAAGACACAATTTCAGGTGGCTAATGAGGTGGCTCAAAAAAATGCCACAGAAATGCTTGGATTGCCTCCAGACAATACGGCTATGGATAGAGCTAAAGCGATGGGGTTTGATACGAACGCTTATCATGGAACAAACAGAGAATTCACAGAGTTTAGTAATGCAATGCTTGGCGTTAAAACTGGTGCAAAATCTGCACAAAAAGCGCATTTTTTTGCAAATAATCCAGAATTATCAAACACTTATGTAAACACAGCAAATGTTTACAGATCATCTCCTCCGGCTTATGCTGATTTATTAAAAAATCCAAAAGCGTGGGAAGAATTTAACGCTGCAACTGATGATGCTGGTAAGTGGGCTGTCTTGGAAAAGTACGGGATGAATTATTCAAGTGGTCAGGTAATGCCATTAATGTTGCGATTAGGGAACGCAAAAGTTAAGGATTATCAAAATATCGGCTATAGAGATCAGACATTCAATGACTTAATTAAAGCCGCAAAAAAAGCAAAAAAGGAATCTGTTGTATTTAAGAACACTTATGATCCGGGTCCGCATGAGGGCTCTAATGTTAAATCGGACGTTTACGCAGTATTTGACCCCAAAAATATCCGTTCCCGTTTTGCTGCATTTGATCCAGCAAGAGCTAATGAATCAGACTTATTGGCAGCAGGAGTTCCGCTAGGGCTAATAGGATCAACTCAAGTAGAGTTACCAAAGAAACAAGAGAAGAAACCAAAAAAGTAAGCATGACATCCAGAGGATAATGCAAAAATGGAAACAGAAATCACTAAAGATGAAGAAAATAAATATCCCGGCTTAACTAACGCAGGGAAGGGCAGACCAGCAGGAAGCCTTAATAAGTCCACTACAGTAGTGCGTAACGCTATAGCGACTCTGTTAGAGAAGAACGTGCCTTACATGGACAGATGGCTACAGAGGGTAGCTGAAGGCGATGAGGTGCTAGGGTTGAAGCCTGATCCGGCTAAGGCACTAGACCTAATGCAGAAGCTGAGTGAGTACCACATACCTAAGCTGGCAAGGACTGAGGTGACAGGTAAGGACGGGGAAGCTCAGGAGATGGTTATCAGATGGGGAGGGAAGAAATGAGCTACAAGCCAGTAAATTGCCCAAGTTGCAGCGCGTTCTTAGTCAATGGCAAATGCCTGAACTGCGGATACGTTAAGTGACAGAGATTGTCATCCCCTACGATCCCAGAGATCAGCAGCTAGAGATACATGATGCGATTGAGCAGCATCGTTTTACTGTGGTGGTTGCTCACCGTCGTATGGGCAAATCTGTAGCCGCTATCAACCACCTTATTAAGTCCGCTATCGAGTGCGACAAGCCAGACCCACGATTTGCCTACATTGCGCCTACTTACGGACAAGCCAAGCGAGTAGCGTGGGATTACCTTCAGAAGTACACCAGATCACTAGGAGCTACCTACAATGTCTCTGAGTTACGTGCTGATTTTTATGGGCGTCGGGTTAGTCTATATGGGTCTGATAATCCTGACAGTCTTAGGGGGCAGTATTTTGATGGCGTGGTTATCGACGAAGTTGGCGATCAGAACCCACGCATTTGGAACGAAATCGTCCGACCTGCTCTTGCCGACCGTATTGGGTGGGCTTGTTTCATTGGCACTCCTAAAGGTAATAACCATTTCGCTGAGTTAGCGGACAGGGCTAAGACTGAAGAAGGCTGGCGATTCCTAGAGTTCAAGGCTAGCCAGACAAGGGTTTTACCGGACGCAGAGCTTAAAGCAGCCTATCGAGAGATGGGTGAGGATCGGTACAACCAAGAGTTCGAGTGTTCCTTTAACGCAGCGGTTGAGGGGTCTTACTATGGCAAAATTATTAACGAGCTTGAAAGGGATAGCCATATTACTGACTTTCCTCGTGATGATCTGTGTCGTAGCTTTGTTGCATGGGATCTTGGAATGGGTGACTCGACGGCTATATGGGTTGCTCAAGTGGTTGGAAAGGAAGTTCGACTCCTTGATTGCGTCGAAAATCATGGACAGGGGCTAGATTGGTACGTCCGCTGGCTTAAAGAGAACGACTATGCAGGGTTTACCCAAATCCTGCCTCATGACGTACAGGTGAGAGAGCTAGGCACAGGCAAGAGCCGCAAGGAAGTCTTAGAGGAAGCAGGGCTATCGATAACGGTTGCGCCTAGATTGTCGGTGGCTGACGGGATACAGGCTGTTAGAAGGCTATTGCCGAGGTGCTGGTTCCACCCGAGGACTAAGCCGGGGCTAGATGCACTGAGGAACTACCGTCGGGAGCATGACGAGAAACGGCAGATATTCTATGAGAAGCCGTTACATGATTGGTCGAGCCACATGAGTGACGCTTTCCGCTATCTGGCTATAGGTCTTGACGAATCAGATAGTTCATGGCAGACAACGTTGCCAATTTCGACCAAATGGATTGTATAATCAGCAAAACCCGTTAAGGATTTGCTATGAAGATGGATGACGGTCAGATCAAGAGTATTATCGAAAATGAAATCGATAACTCTATTGGGTACATTGATACCGAGACAACAGATCAACGGGCTAAAGCCCTAGAGTATTACTTGCGTTATCCCTATGGTAACGAGATTGAAGGACGCAGCCAGATCGTTACTGGCGAGGTAGCTGAGGCTATCGATGGTGCGTTGCCACAACTTATCCGAGTCTTTACGACTACCGAGGATATTGTCTCTTTTGAGCCACAGACTCCAGAAGATGAGCAGTCTGCTAAACAGGCTACGGACTACTGCAACTGGGTGTTCTACCGTGAGAATGACGGTCTAATCCTCCTGCATAACTGGTTCAAGGACGCGCTGATGATGAAGGTCGGCGTAGTCAAGGCTTATTGGGATGCCAAAGAGGACGTT